CAATTTTAACTAAATCTGGCAAACCATATTTTTCAACAAGCTTATCAATAGTGCATGTTGTTGCATATATTGTTTTATATTGTTTTCCTTTGTATAATGCATTATCTGCAGTTAACCATTCAATATTAATTGTTGATAAACCATCTTCAACACATTCATAAAATTCAATTCTTTCATTATTAGAATCAGACACAGCATATTTAAGCGGGACAACTTCTGGATTATTTTTAAAATTATTATGCAATAACATAAACATTTTTGGTGCAGGTTCTAATGCTATAATCTTATCAAAACCTAATTCAAGCCCCGCAACAACTGCATCTCCTCTATTTGCACCTATATCAAATAGTAACATTTGATCCCACCATCTTCATATTCCATTCTATTGTAGCTCTATAATTTTCTGCTATATCTTTTGTTAAAAGATCTTTAAATATTTTGCCAGATTCTTCTTTTCTACCCAGCCACCAACCGCTTACAGCTTTTTCAAATAAAAATCCATATGCACCAGGATATTCTGTTTCCGCTGGCAAACTTTCTACTCTTTCTCCATATATAGAACCAACTTGTGCCCAAGTATAACACTCTTGCCACTTTTGAGTTCTTTCATAAAAACGGGAAAGCAAGAAGTATGCCTCTGGTCTTGTTGGCATATACTCTATTGCTTGCAACAAATAGTTACTTACAGAATGTTCTCTACCCTGTTGATTTTCAAAACAAAAAGACATTCTAATAAGCGATGTATAAACAATTAATGGGTAAGTTTCATAGCCATATTCTGCTGCTCTTAAATAAAATGATATTGCAGCAGCAGTTTGACCAAGTTCTTCGTATTTCTTAGCAATCTCAAAATTAAGCACTGGGTTAAACATATCATGAGACGTATATTCAATTAACTCTTCAATTGAGTTCATATGTTAATGCCTCCTGTATCATCTGATCAACAACATCTTCGGTAACCCGCAAAATAAATGCAGCATTATCTTGAAAACCAAAAGATATAAGCAGTGTATTATCTAGCTTTGCTGCACCTGCACAAAATTCAATTCTTGCATCTAAAAAGGAAAACTTTTCTGGAGATATACCAACCAGATTAAAATCATCATCCCAGACACACAAACGGTGACGGTATATTCCATCTTTTTGATTTAGATAATTAAAGAATAGTTCAGTTTCATGTGCTATTGACAAATAAAATTTGCCCCAACGAATTAGTTGTGATCCACCACGCAAATCTGATTGAACTGGTGGTGCAAGCTTTACTTCAACCTGATCGCAACGTGCTGGAAGATCTGGGTATGTTCTGACAATCTCTGTTGGAGAAGTCCATTTAATAAAATGATAAGGCTTGTCTAAAATAGGATACCAATTCTTTTCACAATAAGAATTGTCTTCGCCTGGGGCGGGAATTCTAATACGTGATTTTTCTTTAGCAGACCATTTCTTTTTATTAATCTTAATCTCTACTAATTCCATACGGCCTTCGCCATTAGGCTTTACATCTCTTCTGACACCAATCATATAATACTTGTCATCCCATTTTACAAGACGAGCATCTTCTAATCCCACAAATTCCCATACTGGCGGAATATCATTTTTAGAGGTGTCTATAAAACAATAGTCTGTAACCTTAAGATCTTTATCCATTCTTACAAGATAATTGGTTGTACCAAGCTTTCTATCTTGTTCTGGATGAGCATATGATAATGGACCCCAGCGTGAAGGAAACTTCTGAGTATTTTCAGAATGAATAAGTGTATAATTAGTGTGTCTAAGGTTTACAAGTATGTCCCCGTCATCATCTATAAAAACAGATGGATTCATCAAGCCAGTTCCCGATGTTATATCTTGCGGGATCACAATTGGTGCTAGTTTACCACCAGCATTAACGGCTCTTTGTACTAGGTTCATTACTTGTTAATATCTACTATTTCACACTCACCAGATACACATGCAAGAGCTTGAGTTCCTGTTGTTGTGTCTTCAAGCTCATAAAGAGATAATGCAGACCAGTTAATATTCTTTGGCATCTTTGCAGACAACTCTTCATATGCTTCTTTTGTAATCTCTTGATATGGTGCCTGAACATATGTATGCTCTGAATATGGAAGGAATGAAATTCCAGATACTTCATCAAAATTCTTATATACCCATGCTCCAACTTCCATCCACTCATCTTCTCTTACTGAAACAGTAATAGATGGCTTATGTTCACACCAATGCTTTTGATAAACAAGCCAAATTTCAAGTTGTTCTATTGCTGTAAGCTTATCTCTTGTTATAGCATTTTTTGGTGCTTTCACTGGAAATGAAAATACACAAGTATCATTAGGCTTTCTAACATCATCTTCTGTTGGAATTCCAGAATCTTTTAAGAACTGAGTAAGTGGATCTTTTTTATCTCCACGAACTGTTCTAATATAGTAATCTGAATGCCATGGATGCATTCCTGAAGAAACCCCGACCAATTGGGAAACTGTACCCGAAGGCTTAACGCAAGTTACTGCTGCTGAAGCGGGAATCCCAATTTTCCCTGCTTCTTCAATATTTGTTGTAACTGCATATTCACGAAGTCTATCAAGAACATCTGCAAGTTTTGTTAAACTTTCTTGACCAGAAAAGAATTTATGGCCAAACTGTCCTGTAAGAGAAACTCCTAGAAGGCGTTCTTCTTCCGTATTGTCTTTCCAAATTTTACGGATGTACTTAAAATCTGTAAGCGTAGATTGCCACGTACCCAATATAGATGCAAGACGAACTTTGTTAGCAACATCTTCAACTGTATCTTTTTCACGAAGTACGACTTCTGAAAGATTACAAAACTGGTAAGGACGTAAAATAATTTCTGAACATGGGTTAGTTCCGTAGTGAATATCTGGATTTCTTCTTCCATATTTTGCTGCTTGGGCTTGTGCTGCTGCCACATTGTAGATACCTCTTTCGCCCGACTTTGAATCATATAGAGATTTCCATTCTGCAATAAATTGTTCCATATCTGGTTTACGTGAATATGCTACTGAATTATTTGCTAATCCACGATGACCATGTTGCTCCCACCAATTTCCTGATTTAGCTTTTGCCATTTCAATATCGTTAATGTTTGAAAGAGAAATCATAGCAGAACGACGAACTCCTCCAACTACAACAACCTCACCAATTTTACACATAATGTCATGAGCTTCAATTGGTTTTAATTGACGACCAAGTGCTCCTTTAAATACTTGAATTGTAAAATCAAAAAGATCTACAAGTGGTTGTGGGCCAGACGACCTCCCACCCATGGTCTTAAGTCTTGCACCTGCTGGACGAACTTTACTAATATCAATTTGAGGAATTTGTCCTGCCCATAAAAGAGAAAGAAGTTCACGATAAGCTTTTGCCCAACCTTCTTTTGAATCTCCAACAATAACTATACTATTAGATTTCTCTAGTGTTTCGGGAAGGGCGGGAAGTTTATTGATGTATTTATACTCAACAGAATATCCAACACCAGTACCGCACATAAGAATATACATTGCTTCATCAAATGATCTTGCATTGTCTACTGGAATAAATGAACAGTTGTATCCAGCAACGTTTTCTCTTTCTAATGCAGGTCCTGCAGTCATAACAGAACGCATTGATGGCATGACGTTACGGTTAAATACTGCTTCACGAAGTTCTGCAAGAATTTCATCGCTAGGAACGTAACCATGCTTCTCACGCAATTGAATAACCATAAAGTTAAAGTAACGGTCTACAGTTTCACCCCATGTCTCACGGCGATTTTCATTTTCTAACCATCTTGCATAGCGAGATAGTGCGATAAAATTTTCATATGGGTTTTCAATTGTATTAGACATGTGGTCTCCTCTGGAATTTAATAGAACTTAAGTGTATCACACTGCAATTTTTAAAATCAAGATTTTAAAGATTTTCGTGTATTTCTTTTAACCTTTGAACAGCTGGCTTTGATACTTTTGACCAGTTATAATCTTTGTGAATTAAGAAAGCATTTTTGTAAGCTAGGTCACTATACTTATCATAGTTCTCATAAACATCTTTCATATAAAACATTAGTTGTTCAAAATTAGGTCTGTACATTTCTCCAGGATGGACGGTAGGCCAAGGTGAAGAAACTTTTTCAGAATCAAGCGGAGCAGTTATATATCTTGCATATGGTGCCCATACACTTGTACAAATAGCTGGAATACCTTTAGCCATTGCTTGCAAAGGATTAAATCCAAATCCCTCACCCCATGACGGATAAACAAATGCATCACACAAATCGTAAAGGCCATTCATTTGCTCGGTAGACAAAAGAGATTCAATAGTTTTAATGTTTGGATAAAATGCTCCAGGTGATCCCTGAACTTGTCCAGTAACAGGATCAAATACTCTTGTTGTATTCATGCGACTACATTTTAAAACTAACTCAAATCTAGGGTCATCACCGAATGTTTTAATAAATGCTTCAACAACTCGTTGTGCATCTTTTCTAAAATAAGGTTCGCCAATATGTAAAAATCTAAACGGGCGGTCTGGATTGATTGTTCTCTTTATAGGAATCCATTCATCTTCAATTCCATGTTCATAAACAAAGACAGGTTTATTAGTGTATTGTTTAAATACATCTGCACACCATTGTGATGTTGTCCACATTTCATCAATTCCAGTAAGTAATGGTTTTTTCCATTCATCTGGAATTCCCGTTGACTCCCATGGAGTATAACCAATTTTATATTGATATTTACCAAACTTGTATTGATTTGGTTGAATAAATGACATACCAATTTTTGCAGATGGAGAACCAATTAAACATTCAATGCCTTGTTTTTCAAATTCTTTAAACACGTGAAATGAGGCTTCACCATAGCCAACATTGCGATCCATGTATTCGGGAGCACCCGTAAATGATACTTTCATTAACTTCCTGACTTGTTTTTCTAATTGTATCATGGTACGATTGATTTTACTACTCTTTCCCTAGGAGGTTCAAAATGAACAATGAGAACAAAGCAAGGATAAGAACAGTGTGGACAATGATTGGTGTGAGCATTATCACAATGCTTTTTGGCGTTAATCCTGTCCATGCAGCACAAATGAAAGAACTTGTAGTGTATAATAAAAATATATTATATATTAATAAATATATTAATTTAGTTAATATTAAAAATATAATTAATATTGATTATATTAATAATAATATTAATAACAGATTGAGATCAGCTTATTTAGTTATTGATTTTAACTCTGGAAATAATTTTATTATGCCCGACTATAGCATCAAGCTAAATTTAAATTCAAGAGTAGATAATCGGGTAATAATCTCAAGACTAGCGAATGCGATCAAGAGTCAGGAAACTGGCGGAGTTGGTGCATATTATCGCAAGTCTTATTCCAGTAGTGCATGTGGTGCGTATCAGTACATGTCAACATCATGGGATAACTTTATGGGCTATAAGAGTGCATGCGATGCACCAGAATGGGTACAGGACGAACGTATGGTAAATGAACTAAAATCATCCTACGCCAAGTATCACGACTGGAGAAAAGCCGTTGCAGCACATTTATATCCATCAAGAGCAGACAATATGAAATCTTGGCAAGCCCCGCTTCCAGGAAATCCTACTGTCTACCAATATGTCACATCTGTATTTCAGAAGGCGAACATAGCATACTGATGAAAATTCAAGTATTCTCTCAGTATTACAACTTAGCACAGGCGGGTAGGGTAAAACCTCTCGCCTGTCCTAATCATAAGAATGACTATAGTTTTAGCGATGTCTTATACTGGCTAACTCATAAAGAACAAGACAATAAAATCGTGCTATACTGTACAGCGTGTGGATATGAGCAACTTGCTGGTATCCAATTATATGAAAATATTTTAAGGGAGATAGAGAATGCCTAATCTTGGAGATTACTTTGTAGTTCATACAACTGGCTGGGCTGCTAGATTAATTCAATTTGGTACCCGTTCAAAATGGAATCATGCTGGAATCTATATCGGAGATAACAAAGTAATTGAGGCTCGTCCGAATGGAGTAAAGATTCGTGATCTTAGTGAATATGATAATCTCCCAATTATCTGGAGCAATGAGCCGCTTACAGAAGAACAACGCTCAAATCTTGTAAAATTTGCAAAAGGTTTTGAAAATGACGGGTATGGAGTAGGATCAATTATTGCACTGGCATTTAAGTGTCTTGGATTATCTATACTTCCTGCAAATATATTAGCTGAAAAAGAAAAAAGAGTTATATGCTCACAATTGGTGGCATGGTCATATTCTCATATTAAGATTAAGTTGACCAATAAGCCACATGCTCTTGTTACACCCGCAGATCTGGCGAAAAGACTCGTTTAATGGACTTTCTTCCTGTTGTCAATGGAAGATCCTGTGAAGGATGTACAAAGTGCTGTGAAGGCCATCTACGGGCTGAATTGGGTACAGAGAAATACTTCATGGGAATCAATGATGAAGGTGTCAGGGTACCTTGCCCATTTGTAAAAATCGGAGAAGGATGCGGGGTATATGAGGCAAGACCAGTATCTCCATGTCAGACATTTAGATGTGATTACTTAACTGATGAAACAATGCCTGAATCTTTCAAACCTTCAATATCTCAGACAATCTTCTCAACTCGCAAAATTAAGGATGTTGAGTATACGATGCTGATTGAGGCGGGACGGAAACTGGATTCAGAAGTTTTATCTTGGGCAATAGAGAAACATTTATCTGAAGGTACAAATTTTGCATGGCGGGTATTAGGAAATATATTCTGGATAGGATCAGAAGAGTTTAATAACATGATGGCAGAAGACTATCCATTATTATCTCAATCTTCACATGGCCAAGATTCACATTGAAAGAGCTTATATTGAGCCGTCAGAAAAGGATGAACCCCTAGCCATATTGTTTCACGTGAAACAATCAGATGAAAATGGAAATCCAGATCATATATTGATCGGTAAGGTAGAACTAGACAAACCCATAAAATGGCTATATACTGAGACTAGTAAAAACGGGGATTTACAGATAAACTGCTCTACTAGTATGGAAGCCAATAAATGGGATCATCTAACTAGAGAGATAATAGGGGAAGATAATGGGTAATCTAGGAGAAGAGCTAATGGAAGATATGATATCAAATATACGAGAACTTCTAGGTGCGATATACATCCAGGAGATGCGTAACTATGATATGCTATCTATTATTGCAGATAAGCTAGGTGCTGATGCTAAGGGATTATCATCTTTGCATGAATCTGGACAGATTCTCGCTCCCGCCCCGTCCTTTATATTTGAAAGTGAAGATGATGCTCAAACCTCTGAGTGATCTATGTCACACTATTTTGTATAAGATTGAAGATAATAGTGATCTAGCTCACATTTATACTGACAAGTATTATTTTATCGTTCCAGCATCTGGTTTAGATCATCTTATTTATGGTTTAGAAGCCCATCATAAGCAGACAGAGCTTTTATTTGGCTTTACTGATGAAGAATTGACCATATTGCAGAAAAAACGTCCTAGAAGAGACTTTATGGCTGAAATAGAGTATCAGATAGAGAGAAAAGATTATAATGGGAAATATATTCAGGCATCCGATCTGATTTCCCGCCTTCCTTTTATGTCACAATCTAGAAATCGCAATGGAAAACAACATATCGCTGATTCTAGATGGAAAAGATCTATCAAAGATGAAAATTTTGATGTTTTAAGACTTATAGAGTACTATGCAGAAGAAGAATCTGTCATTAGGACTAAATTTCCTCATGTAAGATGGACTAAAGGCTCTTTTGCAATCTCCCCGTGCCATATTTATCCAGCATTAAAAGATAGAGGAGAAGATTCTTGGACTCCCGACAAAATTTTAAGAGATTTAAGCCTTGTAAATAAAGTTTTTGATAAAATTTCAGCTTCTGATCTAAAAGGGAAGCATGCAATTGATGCTAATGATGCTCAAATTGCTATAAATTATCTAGATGGATATGATTGGGATGCTCTTTCTATCTCCCGCCAGGCTTTATATGTCATTTTACAACGTAGAATAGCTCAGGATTTTTATTCTGAGTATAAAATTACTGATATTGATCTAGATATCTGACGAAATCCCGCTTCTCAGCTAATTTTAAGAATCACTTTTGACAAAAATGTGAATGGAATTTTAAAATGGATGATGCATCTTTGAAAAAAGTTTTTTAATTTTGGATAGTGCGCCCGAAATGTCCGATTTGTACACATAAATGACCAGTCACACTTAAAAATATTTTTTAATTTGTCCTATTTTGTCCGTTTTGCGACTTGATTTTCTCAAAATAGTATGCTAGTATTCTACTATAAGAGTTAATAAAGGTTATTAACTAGTAAAAAGAAAGGTTCATCAAATGAACACTATAAAGAAAGTGCATAGT